CGAAGGTCAGCGGCGCGCTGGCTCCTTGCGGCGTGTAGCCTTGATACGCCATGCCCCGTCCAAAGGCCATGCCAGCGCTTCCTAGCAGTTTGCCAAAGGCTTGCCCTTGCGCCAACGCACTGCCGGCACGCGCGGCGCCCTGCTGCTGCATCAGGTTGGAGATGTTGGCGCCAGTCTGCATGCCAGCCGTGCCGACGCCGGCTGCTGCGTTCTGGCCAGCCGTCATGACGTTTTGCGTCGTTTGCTGTCCAAGCGCCGTCAAGCCACCAAGGCGGTTATATTGCTGCTCAATCAAGCCAGACAAAACTTGCGGGCGGAACTGAGCCAGCGCGCCCTGCACATTGCCCCCACGCAGGCCGCCCGTGGCCGCTGCCTGCTGCAAGATTGCATTCTCGCCCTGCCGTGTCAGCGCCGCAAACTCTGGGCTGCCCTCAATCGCGCCAATTGCCGCACGCTGCGCATCTGGCCCGGCAAGACCAGTCAAAGCCCTTTGCTGCTCAAGTGCCTCCGGCCCCACGCCCATATACGGCGCAAGCTGGCCAAGGGCGCTCGTCCCAGCCCCAACAAACGGAGCAAGAAGTTTCTGCACCTCGTTGAACTGGCGGCGTTGCTCTGAAATGCCCCTGTCTGCCGAAGCAATTTGCGCAGATGAGGCTTTTGATGCCGCATTAGACTGCACGGCAGAGCTAAGAATAGCGCCGCCAAGCAGGGCAAGACCTGTGCTAATGGCCATGACGGATTTCCTTCGTGAATGTGCGCTCGATCGGCATAAAGCCGCTGCGGGAATAAACGCGCTCCATCGTTCCCGCTCGCTCGTTTTCAAGCGCGATCATAAACAACTGGCTGGCACCGATCTGCTCGGCCCAGCCCTCGATTGCAAACATCATCTGCTTGCCGGCGCTGGATCCGCGTTCTGCCGGATCGACCCACCAAAACAATTCCTGCGCGACGGTCACGCTGGGCGCGAAATAAAGAGGGAAGGCCATTGCTCCCGCAATGCCAACCACGTCGCCGCCCTTGTCAGCCACCCAAACCTGCGCTGCGTCTGAAGCGTCAACGTGATCCAGAAACGCGCCAAAGCCCGCTTCATCGAAATCAACGCGCCGGCCCATCGGAGACGCAGCGAAGAACGCCCGCGCCTGCTCAATCACGCCTGCCTTGTCTGATTTTTCAGCTTGGCGAACCAGCACCGGGCAACCCTCTTTGGATCTTGCCTGCTGGTGGGCCAAAGTCTCAGCGTCCGCATTATCGCAGAAATCGGTTTTTCGGGCAAGGCTCGTCATTGCAGGCGGAACCTTTCAAGGATGGCATAGGGATTATACAGGGAAAGCGGATCGACGGGTTCCCCGTAAAGATCAGCCATACGGGTTGAAGGTTGGTATCCACGCGCGAAATCGCTCTCTTCCGCGCCACCCGGCATCGGGCGGAAACGGGATTGCGTGGGCGTTCCAAGATAGCTGGCAGCCCGTTGATCGCGATATTCTGCGGATGGTCGCAAGAAGTCCCTGACGATAGCTGCCGCCGCCGATCCAGCATCAGGTGCCGACATAATGGATTGAGCCGCCGCGCTTTCTGGGCCTTGCAGTTCCATCATCATAAAATCAAGCTGGGCGTCGACATCGCTGGGGTCAATTCCACGCTCGCTGGCAAACTTCTCATATGCAACGCGGCGAGGGCCTGTCAGTTGGTACAGGCCAAAGCCACCGCGCGACCCCGGCACAATAGGGTTGCGCTCGTTGATGCCAGGATCAAGCCCGCTTTCGTCCTGAAAGTTCATCACGAAGCCCTCCGCAATATGCGGCGGCAAACCACGGGCGATCAGTTTTTCCCTGATTTCATTTGGGTCAACTGTGGCCATCAATCGTCTCCTTCGTGCGCCTGGCATGCGCGCAGGGCGGAACAGACGAAATCGAACTTCTTGCAATAGCCGCGACCGCCGCCCGAGGCGTCATAGTCCGTCACCGGGATGCTTTCCATCATGGCCTGCATCATCGGGTCAACGCAGAAGTATTCGCAGTTCAGGCACATGCGACGGCGGGCTTCCTTCTCGTTCATGTCCCAGGCTTTGGCCAGCCCAGCCCAGAACGGCTTGTTGGCCTTCGGGTCAAGCGACGGATTGGCCGGGCCAAACTGCCAGCTATCAATCGCCACCTGCTTGTTCTTCTTGTTTTCGGCTGCGCTGGAGATCTTCATCTTCGGCAGACCAAACTCCATCATCATGTCGTCCATTACGACACCTCCCGGCCTGAGCAGCGAATTGTGAGCGACGTGGCAGCACCGGCCAACGTCGAGATAAACCCGCCAGCTTCCAGCACATGGCCGACCAACTCAGGGCAGGTGTAGGTCTCATCGGGCGCGATAGTGCGAGCGTCGATGATGAGGTTGGAAGCCCCCGCCGATCCGCTCACCGTCACAAGGTTGACCGAGATGGCTACGTTGCCGGCGCTGGTGTTCGTCACCGTAAACTTGTCGATGATCGCCCGCACAGCCGTCGCGGTGTATTGTGTGGTCTGCGCGTTCTCTGCCTGCTTCGGCGGGATCAGAACCTTTACTGTGACTGCCATGCTGGCCTCCTTATTGCTGAACCTGCGTCACCGCGACCAATGCGGCAGGCGCGGCAGGATAATCATTCGGCGCCGTACCACCAGCCGCTACAGTGGCCAGAGACACGTTGGTATCGTCAGACTGCCACCACAACTCAATATATTCACCAGCGGCAAGGCTGAAGAAGTCAGCCATTGAAATGGGAGAATAACCGTTGTTGATGTTAAGCGTAATGATGCGCGTTGAGTTTGGAACATTCGTGCCGTTCTTCTTATACCAGAAGCGAACCGTCTTGGCGCTGCTGCTTCCGCTAGAAAGCTGCAACGTAATGTCGAACTGGTACAGGCCAGAATCAACCACGGTAAGCCGCGTTCCAGAAACGATGCTGATGCCGTTGGCGATCTCGACGTTATCCCACGTCATCGCATAAGACGTGTTGACGACGGCAGGCGAAACCGTCCCTGTCTTACTGAACTCGCCATAATATTGCTGCTGCTCTATGGTCGGACGCACGAATATTTCGCCATTTACCGCATCGGCTGCCAGAACAGCCGCCACCGGGATCACGTTGTCGGGCGCAGTCGGTTTCGTTGCTGTGAAGGCGCCGGCCACCGTTGGGCTGGCATACAGAATATCACCGACCGAGAACGCGCTGGTGTCGATCCCGCGCACATGCCCCCAAGTGGTGCAATAGCCCACCTCGCCGCTGTCGGGCAGATCATGCGTCAACACGCCAAGAATGTAGAGCGACGACAGCGTTCCATCGGCCAGATATGGCGTGACCGAAAGCACGTTGTTCGCACCAACGCCGGCGAACCCAACCACCGTGCCGTTGGGCATCATCGAACCTGTCATGTTCTCAACTCGGGCGTAATACTCCAGGCCGATCTGCTGAACAACGCCGTACTCCATGCCGAGATCCGCAGTCTGATCGGCATCGTTCCACGCAAGCCGACCAATCCGGCTCACATGCGGCGCGGCCAGGTTCAGATCCAGATAATCCGTGCGCAAGGAATTGTGCTCATCGGACATCGGCCCTTTGCCGATCAGATCTGCCAGCCTCTCAGCCGCCGTCGCGCTGGCCAAAGCCACCTCGGCCACATTGCTGGCCGCGCCGGTGGCCAAGATGTTGTCCGCGATCAACTGCGTCAGCGTTGCAACGTCGGCGGGCGTCAACTGCCCGGCCACCAAAAACAGCCGCTCAATTGCCCGAATGGCGTCAGGGTCATTGCCGACAAAGGCGGCGATCTGGTTTCGATTGAGAGGGGTTGGGTCAGCCATCAGAACGCCAGCGGTTCTACCCGCGCCTCCAGCCGTGCCATCGCAAGTTGCGCGTCGCTGGTGCCGCGGAACTTCTGCAAGCGCCAATTGCGCATGTGGCCCTGCTGAAGCCAGACCACCCGCTTGTTATACTCGCCCAGCTTGCCCACGCGCGCAGGCTTTTCCACGCTGTAAGTCAGACCATCGACCGAATAGGATGTCCACACGGTCGGATCGGCACCGGGCTGCACACGGCCCGTCAGCGACACCAACTCCATGTCATGGAAGATCGCACCACGGCTTTCGTTGTAGACAATGGTCGTGCCGAACTCCCAGCCGATTGTCTCGCCCCAGTGGCTGGCAATGCTCTTGTCCAGATAGCCCACGTCGGTCGCTGAAGGCTTGCAGACGTTCCACCGATCATAGGCCCACACAGCATCGCAGACAGCCCATCGACCGAGGCCGACCAGCGAGGTGCGCAGGAAGAACCAGACAGGCTGCCCGACAGCCTGCGATCCAGCGGCGTCAAACACGATGGTCTGGTCAGGCAGATGGATGTCAAGGAACTGGTGGCCGCCCTCGGTGCGCTCCTGCATGAACGAGGTGGAAAGCTGGGCTTCGGTGTAACCCGCAAGGATTTCCTCAATCTCGCGCGTCGCGATCTTTTGCGCCGTGCCGTTGGCGCCGATATAGACCGAAATGTTCTCGTTGGTGCCGCTGCCCATGAAGGCAATGTTCTCACCAAAGACGCAGCATGTGTGCGTGCCAAGCGTCCCCTTCTGGATCTGCGCACCAGGAATGCGCTGGAACGGAAAGCCCGCCGTGCCGGTGTTGTCGAACACCTCAATGGTGTGACGGTTCAGCGCGTAAATCTCATTGCGCAGCTTTAGCAGAGCCTTCACAGGGTCAGGATCAGCTTCAGATGATCCATACTTTAGCGGATCGACGGCGAAGGGGTTGTTCAATTCGGTGATGACGAGAAACTCGCCGTCGGTCGTCATGAAGTAACCATCGACCCAAACCACGGTCAGAGCCGTGCCGAGATCTGGATCAGTCACCTGCGCCAGCGTCGTGCCGTCATAGAGATACAGGCGCCCGCCCGATGCCACGGCAAGATAGTCGAAGCTGTAGGTGAACGTCACGCGGCCACCGCTGCCAACGTCCCCGATCACGGTCACGGTGCCGTTCTGCGCGACAGTCACCAGCTTGGTCCCCATCACGCGGTACAGCACGCCGTTCCAATTCAGGCCGCCCCGGTTGAACCCAGGCCCGTCACCAGTCTTCACAATGCCATCACCGGGGCGCAGATAGCCCTCCGAGATGCCCGTGGCTTTCGGCACAGGCACAAGGTTGACAGGATAGCTCGTCCGAAAATCGGGCGAGCCATCCGTGTAGATCCCGTTGATGATGCCGATCTGCATTGCTGCCCCTTAGAAGTTGATGTGCAGCTTGAAGGCTTCCAGCTTCACCACGTTATTCGCGGTCGCGGGTTGCGCGGTTATTGCAAAGGTCTGGTCAACCGTGGCGTCAACACTCAAGAACACGTTTGCGGCTGTTGAAAGCCCGTGGCCCACTTGGTTGGCCGCGTTGCTGACAATCTGAGACGAGCCACGGTTGCACATCAGCTTCTGTGCGCAGGCGCTGGTATTGTTGGCCGCGCTGACAGCCATCAGGACGCCGCCGC